TCTTCAGGTAAGTTAACATCGTTAACCTGTAGCTTAAAGAAGCTAGTTTGTGGAGGTAACAATGCAAGCATTAGTTTACTTGCAAGAGTCACCACACCTTTAGCTCCCTGTGATTGCCACGGGGTTGTGAGTTTAACTGCACCTTTAGTATATACCTCATCATCACGGATGAGATAAGGAAGAGTTAGATCTGCTGCTTGTCTAGCAGTGTTTAGAAACTGTGAACGGTCCGAAGACAATCTGTCATATCTTGTTTTAGCTGTCATTAGATTTTACACGTTTAACGTTCCACCAGTATTTGCTGATGCCGGAGCACCTGCAAGTCCAGAAGCACCAATGCCACCCATCAGGCTTCGCCGACGGCGTCTAAATCCAAAGGTACCACCACGTTTCATACCTGGTGCTCCACCTAATTGGAAGCTAGCTTGTTGACCAGCACGAGCTTCGTTACCAATCATAGTACGTTGCTGTAGTTCAAACTGTCTCCTTTGCTCTTCAGCTTGCCGACGATACTCTTCTGCAGCAGCAGCTTGTTCAGCACGCATTGCAGCAAGTTGATTTTGATAATCAGCTGCTTGCTGTTCCATCATACCCTGGAAATCAGGCATGTCTGGTTCAAAAGGTTGGAAATCAACTTGTGGTGCGTTCACTACTTGATCAGGTCTAGTAGAAGGTCTCCGTTCTGGCGGTCTACTTGGCCTTCTAGATGAAGAACGCTTTTTACTAGATGTACTAGATTTACGCCTACTTTCTTGACGCCTACGATCAGCCTGTTCAGCACCACGTTTAATCTTTAGTGGTTCATACGTGGGTCTACGTGCAGCAGGGTTTCTTGCCTTAGAGCGACTAGATCTATTATCAAAGGCTCTAGATCGGCTTCGATAATCACCAACGTTACGATTACGAATCTTTCTTAGACTAATACCTTTCCTGGCAGCTTTCTGACCTTCTTTCTTAGTGATCTTACGATCTTTACTAATTTTTGATATAAACTTTCTCTTTTTTTCTTTTGAGATTGTTTTTGATCTAGATGAACTTGACTTTCTTCTAGATGAAGATGAACTTGACTTTCTGGAACTTCCTCGGTCACTTCGACTTTTGGTGCTTCTTCGCCTAGACATTAGTTTTCCTCCATATAACGAATAACCCACTCAACGACACTGCGTTGACCGGCTTGGTACATAATCTTTTCCATTGTATCTTCAGGTGTTGGATTAATGGGTGGAAAGATTTCTTCTAATTGATTTGTTAAACCACGGGCTTGCATGCCCACGGTCTCAAGCATACTGGGGGAGATTGACATTACTATGCTCAAAGAAAGACGGCATTCTAGCTGCCTTGGTAAAGGAAAGTTCAGGAGCTTTGCCCTGATACATTAAGTTATCGCTAGATTGCAGCCAAAATTTTTTATCCAAATTTTTATAGGTAGTATTTATACCTAGTGGTTGCATCACCCAGTTAATAGTTGCTTTACGCAGCTTATCAAGACTTGGTGAAACATCTAGACCAAGTTCTTTACATACAATACTATTAGTTGCTACATGAATTTGTTCATCACGACTAATATCTGCGCTTACTGTTCGCATTCCAGCGTCACCATTAGCGCGGAAGAATGGTAGAAGAACGAAGAAAATTGCACGTTCGGCAACCATTGCTTTCGTAATCGTGTGATCAGGATGCGAGATCCATGCATCGCGTAACCGTAACGCTTCGGCTTCAGCCTTTTCATCCACCCCGTAAGCATTGGCGATGTAACCAAGAGCCACGTCGTGGTTTTCCTCGTCTTTGACATTTGATAGGAGTAACTCCCGTGCCATGTCTGGAACTTCAGTGGAGAGTGCATCAGTGATAAAATCTCCCACAGGTAGTTCCATATGTCGCAAGGCAAGTGCACGGTGGATTGTCCCCTCCGCACCTTCCTTGCATGTACCAGCAGTTGTCTGTACTGGTGTCCATTTGCGCTTCCGCGCCATTAGTTTTTCGTAAGGGTTCATTCTTGACAATCACATTGAGGTTCATTTAGTAAATCGTTCAGGTAATCATCAACATCAACATCAGCTAGAGCAGCATACGCATCGGTCTTATCCTGAACATCGCCCATTACTTGCAATGAATAATAAAGCGAGGTTTGTGGAGACCTTAGCCACTCTTCAATGAATGATTCATCCATGATAGCCAAATCTGACCACCAATTGTATGAATATCCATGGAGAAGTCCACTGGTTTGGTAGAGAGACATGATGCCATCGGCAACACGCTTATAATTCTCCCATCCAACTTCTGAGGCGATTTCTACATCACCATAATTATATGTTTGCACTCCAAAAGTGCCTGAGTCACGGTCTACAGTACGACCAATAGGTGGTGCGATTTCGGGGGTACAAGTAAAGCCGTCAGCATCCTGTGAGCGGTAGCTACAAGACGCTGTAGGAGCGATAGCAAACGCTCTGACCATATTGTACTCATGTGCAATAAGGGAGGCGTCACGGATGCCATTCGCTAATTGTTGTACAAGAGAGAATGCAGCAGTTGCTTCAACTTTGTTACTGTTGTATTGTTCTAATGCACGACCAAACTGCTCATAGCTCACGCCATATCGTCGTAGCAGATTGGCAAGACCAAGTACACCAAGACCAACTTGACGATCTGTCTCTGATGGTAGGTACTCACCAGTATCTCCTACACCAGTTTTACCATGCAGTTCACATAGTTCTTTCATACCTTCTGCAAATGCAGTAGGAATCTGATCAAAACTACATGCCCCCAGGTTCACGTGTTGTAAAAGACACGTACCACGACTAGGTAAATACACCTCCAGACACACATTACCTCGGATACGTTGTGTTCCTTGATACTTAACTTTGTTTAACCAGATGTCACCAGCCTTGATACCTTGGATTAGCAAGTCTCGTAGCTCTGGTGACATATCATCCCACCATTCTTGTGTGATGTTAACGCAACGTTTGACCCAAGGTAGTACATCACGTGGTGTTGTGATGAACTCTTTTAGATCATTGTGCCGCGCGTCAATATGCAGCACTATTGCTCCGTTTTTATATTTTCCACCCCGTCTGAGAGTTTCGTTAAGAGCCGAATAGATTCGTCCAAATGATACAGGACCACTCGCAACGACGCCAGAGTCTCTCTCGAAGCCTCGTGGGTCAAGTTCTGATAGGTGGATTGCAACGCCAGCGCCATTGCGGAGAGCGTGACTAGCGAACTTCCAGGATGCTTCGATGCCATTGGGACCTTCCATTTCATTTGATACGTTCATAACCGTGCACGACACGGGTAATCGGCCATCGGGATCATCGATCCACGACTGAACACGACCAGTTCTAGAAATTAATTCGCTCATTTTACAAGATCATCAAGAGTAGGTGGTTTATAATTAGGTCCTTTCATTACCTTACCGTCGGACCGTCGGATTGGTTTATTATCTAGTCCAAGTTTGGATAGGTTTGATTTATGAACACGATCTAATGCTTCCTCTAGATCCCATTCCATGTTTTCTGCATATTGAAAGCAGACATAAACAAGATCAGCTAGTTCTTTTAGTTCTGCTGCATAACCTTCTTCGGTTGCTGCATACATAAATTCTTTGAACTCTTCAACGATCAAATCCCGTTGCATAGTCCGGCTCGCCGTAGAGTTCTGGATCCCATACGCTGTCCGAAACTGGATTGCTTGATCCGAAAGTGATTGTTTTTGTAGATGTTGTGTTGTCAAGTTCATTCTCAAGATAGTGGATAGCCTTTTTAAGGTCAGACGCTTTCGTGTTAGAAGCCTTGTAACCGGCTCTGCAAGTATATTTAATAACATTACCAAGGTGGTAACTGAGGTTTTGATCTCGGATAAAATCCCAGACTTCTATTGATCCTCTAGTGTAGTGTGCGGGAGATTCCATTGGGCGAGTAGTTGTCCTACGTTGTTAGTAAGAATAAAGTTAGTTTTTTGTAGTTGCAAAAACAACTCGATCATTTGATCAGGAGGACACCGCTTCAACAGCTCCTCCATTCTTTTTAGTTTAAACTCTTGTTCTAGAGTTATGTCAGTCACTGGCATTGGTGGGAGTCCATAAGATGGGTCTGTTCTCTTTGAAGTCATAATCGTCAGCAGTTAGTATCTTAGCTAAGCGTGCATTGAGTAGTGCTTCGTCACTTGTAAGACCTTTGGACTCAAAAGCTTTAACAACGCTATCCCAAGTGTAGCCATGTTCAGAAAAAAATTTTACGCTAGTTTTTACACCGAATCCAGGTGCACCAGAGTAACCATCTGTGCTGTCACCAGCAAGAGTTTGGATAAGAAACCATTCCCAGCCAGATTGTTTATCTATTGTAAAGGTTTCATCTAGATTGTACAGAGTACCAGGTATTTGTTTCATGTCCTTGTCAGGGGACACAATTACACATTCATCATTTGATGTGGCATGAATACCCATGGCATCATCTGCCTCTAGTTGTGGCATCCTAATAACACGATACTCATCATGTAACTTGTGTATTACTCGTCTGTATCCACAAGGTTTCTTTCGATTGCGGTGCCCTTTGTAAGATTTTTCAACTGACTTGCGAAAATTAACAGCATCACTGAAGAACAGAATAACATCTGGATCGAAGAAAGCTGATTTAATTTTATTGAGTTCTCTAGTAACATTAGCATATGCTTCACTAAATCTACTGCCGACCATGATTACATCATCGCCCCAATCAATGTCATACTCAGCTGATGCACATGCTTTGTAGACAATGTAATCAGCATCGATCAGTAGTGTAGTCATTTACCTTGACCCCTACTCAACTTGCGATCACCTTTAGGTCTTGATAGTTTACCTTGACCTTGGGTTGTTTTCTTCTTAGTAGATTTAATCTCCTGTCCGTTTTTCTTTGAGTAAAGCATTAGTGGGTTTCGCTCCAGTTTGTTCCGGTGGTTGCTTCGGCGTCGATACGACACCTGATGTTGTAGTATTCACCAGCTTCTGTACTGCTAAGTACCAAGGATGAACATAAGTCTGTGGCGTGCTCGGGAGAACACTCGAATTGTAATTCGTCATGAACAAATGCTAGTTGTGAACAGCATAGTTTTAGTTGTTTTATGTTGTGTTGATTGATCAGCATCCAACGTTTTGCCAGGATTGCAGAGTTACCTTGCAAGCAGTAGTTTAACGCTTTATGCGGTGAATCCACGATAATTTTTCTATCATCGATAGCTTTGATGTATCCACGTTCTGAAGCTTTCTTAATTGCATCCAAGAGATCACCGAGTCCTTCAATCGCATCAACGTATGCTTCTCTGATCTCTTGTCCTTTTTTCTTCGCTGCCGAGGATGAAAGAAGTTTGTCATAGCTGTGTCCAATTTTTTCATTGCCTGCCCCATATAGCATGGCGTAGGTTACCGTCTTTACTTGTTTGCGACTGATACCTATCTTGTCAGCATTGACTTGATGTATATCACCGTTAAGTAGGATGTCAGCATAGCGCCCTCCATCATACTTAGCGAGGAAATGCGAAAGCATTCTTAATTCGATCCCGGCCAAATCAGCCCCCACCATTACTAAACCAGGACTAGCAGTAAATAGCTGCCTAAATCTAGGATCACTTGGAACTTGCGCGAGGTTGGGGTTACGATGCGCTTGCCTAAATGTTGCAGTAGCTACTGAACAATGGTGATGTATCCGACTAGCAGTCGTAGATAGCTTCAGCCATGCGTTCGCGCCTTCGGAGATCATCCCAAGCATTTTCGTTACCGTCAAACATCTCGCAAACTGCATAGCAATCGGAGATCCAATCTCGGTCAGAATAACTTCGTCGATAACTGGTTTCCCAGTAGTTGTCTTCTGCGTTGGAGTCCAACCACAGAATGTTTGCAATATCCATGAGATGTGATCGCGTGATGTTGGATTGAGTTCTTTTAAACGTGTGAATGGAGCGTCTTTGACATAGCCTTGGGTCCGATTATTTCTCTTAGGAGTAAATACTGATCCGGCAACGTAAGGGTGCCTGTCACGTAGTAGTTGATAAGTTTGCTCAAGCTCTCGTCTGAGAGTAGATGCAAGTTCCCATGCAGAGCGTTCATCAAAGTACCATCCATGTAGTTCCTGTTGTGTAAGGATTTCGGCGGACTCATGCTCTAATTTAATCCACTCAGGTATGGTTGAAAATGTTTCCAAAGTTTGTTCGTAACAACAACGTCTTGTATCATGTAATCTTGCATTTCTTGTGACCACTCCTTCCAATCTGTGTCCTTACCAAATGTACCTTTGTTCTCTGATAAACGATAACCGTAAGCTTCTAGACTATGGCGACCATATAATTTAAGAGGCATGTCTTTCCAGACACGTTTCTTATCTATGTCTAAGAGGTTCGGGTGATACAAACGACTGAGCAGAAGAGTATCCAGGCAATCACCAATACGTCTAAACCAGGGGTATAACTTATTAATGATAGCAAGATCGTACCCAATAATGTTATGCCCAATAATACACTCAGCGTCCTCCAAATACTGAAGACCTCTAACAATTGGCTCAACAGCTGCTTTATCTGTTGCATGTTTAAACGCTTGATCATTGTAAACCATTGTTTGTTCAGTTTCTGTATCATAAATACAGAGACAGTGGATCTTGGTAACATCACAGAGTAATCCGTCAGTTTCTAAATCAAAGATCAGCATTACTTACCGTGCCATTTGTATGTCTTATCGACAAACTGTGCTCTAGCAATTGCTTGAGTTGTTGGTGGGTTAGGACGTTTCAATTCAGAAGTCTGTTGAGGGATTGAAGTCTGCTGGTTCTGTTGTTTCATTGAATTTACAGGTAGATAAGTCATAGTTTAATCGACAAGCAACGCCTGTTTCCCCAGAGTAGCGGTTTTTGAGAATTCTAACAGTTGTATCAGAGTGTTTAGATCCACTCTGCTGATCTCTTTCGAGTCCAATAACTGCATCGCTAAGTTGAGCGATTGCCGCACTTCCTCTAAGTTGTCCGAGTGTAACA